GTTGGGGGTCTCAGGTATTCGCGAACCTGTCCGTGACGTCAGCAAGGTCAACTGACATGAGTTTATCAAGGACAGGGTGAGAGATGATTCCAGCACCTAAGCGAGGGAGGCCATCGAGATATGTTTCAACATCGATGATCTCTTGCGCCGAGATGTGATACCGTAGCATGAGAGAATTTTCAAGTGATTGCCCTTCGTTATGGAATTGGGTGGTATCATACACCTTCCTTCCTACGGAAATAATGTTTCCGGCGCGGTCATGGATGTCCAAGTATTTGCGCACGATGGGAATCGCGCCACAATTGTGACGCATGCCACACACGACAGTGTGGATGTAATCGTTCATTTTCTTTCTGGATGGGGGGTTCACAGTCCAAAAGAGCCTGGAGATTACTCGACCAGGTTTGGGCACGTAGGCGAACGTGCCTTCACCATTAGGCAGCCAGATTGAGCTCGCAAACTCAACTTGCCATGGATGGTGGAATTTTTCGTATTCCGGGACGATGCCTAAAGAACGCTCGATAGCTGCAAGGGCGTGGTGATCAAAATCACCTTCAACTACAACGAGCAGATCGTCGCCAATGACTAGAATGTCAGCGCTAAGGCCCATTCGGGAGCACGCCTCGTACGCGATGGCAGCGTTAACAATACTATTACCTAAGGTAGTATCGTTATGGCCGGACTTCACCGTGTATTTTAACTTGTAGACGAGACGTGGACCGATGTCCTTTTTCTTGGTGGCTGACCCACGCACCGAGGCACAGTCGTCGAGAAATCCAAAGAAGTCTTCATCATAAATGAACTTCCTCAAGACCCACTTTTTGAGGTCATGATGGATCTCCTGCATACTCGCGTCCCAATTTTTCCCATCCCTTTCGTAGAAATGGGGATTGGTGCGCGTGGCCATGGTGGTGGTCATCCAGTCGGCGAGAGCTTCAGCATTCATGCCAGAAGCGATAGTTATGGTAATGTCAACGGCGTCGTTGATCTTATGGCGGTGAAAGACAGAGCACACTGCCTTTTGGGCAGCGTAGAACGTAGGCGCCCATCTTGATTGGGTGTGTAAGTTCTTGTACATCTGAATCATTCTTGCCTTGCTGGGCAATTTATGGCCACATTCACGTTTTATGAATGCCTTAACTTCACTCGGGGCGAATGGGTCTTCTAACATCGAACGGTGGATTGCTTCTTGTTTGGATTGTGGCCACTTGGTGATCCAGTGGTCGTACCAAATTTCAAAATAAAGTAAATAACTACACCGTAACTCATTTACGGAGTCGAAATCCTTCATAAAGTGGACAAAGCTAATGGTTGCCTCATTTTGCTTTGCACCATGTCGCTTCACAAGGGCGTTGTGAAGATTACACATGCATTGTCGGCACGTGTACGACCAAGAAGCGTTGTATCCAACGATGGTGGAACCGAGTTGTGCGTGATCGCCGCAAGCGCGCGGTCGATCAGTCGAAAGATCTTTATGTTTAGGGTCAAAGCAGAGCGCGCGCTCTTCTGGCGTCGGCACACCCAAACAAGTGGTGTTGGCGGCTTGACCCACCGGTACGGGGAAAAACATGCCTGAAAGTGGCAGAGGTAAATCCAGGGCGGTATCGATCATCCCAAACTCATCAAAGATCATAGGAAGAGCCTGGGGAGGGGTGTCGTGTGTGGCGACGCCCCTTCAGAAGTCATCGCGGATTCCCAACAAGCGCCAGAGCCCGCCCCAACCTATTATTTGATCGGGAACGAGCTCGTTAGATGCCAACCGATAGTGGAAAAGTTGGCGGGCGCGTTGGAAAAGGAGGACACCAAGATAAGCGAGG